CTGATCCGATTCACGATGGTGTAAACATACGAGCACTCCCCTATCTCACCCCCTGCCGTCCCTGTCACTGCAAGAGTCGGAGCAGCAGCGGGAGGCGTGACGCCCATACGATACGCAACCGATGGGTAAGCCGCAGGAATACCACCAGCGTCAACAAGGTCAGCATCGGTATGCTTCGCGTATCCGTCGCCCAGGTAATAAACCCTGTCGTTATCAGAGGGTGCCTTGGCAAAACTCACCGTATCTGTGAACCCTATCCACGTATCACCGACTTTCCAAATAGTCCGGATGTCCCCAGGTTTTGCGATAGACTGAACAAGCGTAGGCCCCTTGATAGGTCGCACCTGTTCGGTCTGCATATCGCAGTTTGTCGCAACTGTGGCCACGTTTGCCGGGAGCTTGTCAGTTGCTATTATTGGGAGTCGTCCTTTAAAGTCGGTGATTCTCAATTATTCTTCCTCATAAAAATCGGGTGAATGTGTCACATCAAATCTTACAAATTTTATCGACTTTTCGCCAGTCAAAATTGCCTTGGCTATTCTGTGTCTGCCATCCATTACGTACCCATCGTCATCAAGTATGATGTGGCATTTCCTGGACTGGAAGTTCTCTTGATTTTTCGATGAGCCGCGATACAAACCATCTTTTTTTTACCGTCATAGAACGTTTGGTTTTCCATACTCCATACATCATTAATTTTGACGGCTCCGCTCATCTATTCTACAATCTCCCAATCTTCGGAAAGCATGTCTGTTTGGGATGCAAGCCAACCGACAACAATGGAACCATCAGCGGCCTTCATGTCAATATGGGGGCAAACCATTACTCGTGTTTCATCAGTAGGTCCTGTAAGGGTCGGGTAGACATGCTCCCTTGCTGCACCCCGCAACAGTTCGCCATTTACCGTTGAACCATTCACCAGATAAACAAACATCCCATTCCCGTTCCAACCCCTCCGTGCGACCTTCTTGCCCTTCTTCATGGCTTCGATTGCATCCCCAAAATTCATTACTTCAAACCCTGCACTGTACGTCATACAAATCTCCTCCCTGCTGTTGTCTGCGCGTTATTTCTGAACCAAGCAAGCTTTGCCTTATTGATCCCATCTTGGTAAAATCCTTTGTGGGCTATTCCAAATTCAGGGTTCGCCCACGGCCTTGTTGGCTGCATATAAAGCTGCGCCATCACACCTGAACAGATCGTCTCAAGCCAATCATCAACAAGTATTTCAGGCACGGTTGTGGTATCCGGAAGGGTCTTGAACCCAACCATCATGTAAAGCAGGGGGTCTGAATCAAACGGGAAAATCCTGATATTCGTTTTATTACCGTCAGACGATGACTTGAATATTTCAAAAAACTTGACCCCTGTAATCTTGTACCTTGTGTCAGTGCATTCGGTCTTAAGGATTTTTTCTTTCGCAATGTAACTGCTTGTTTCGTCGCTCAGATCCTTTATAAAAACAGGTTCAAGACCGATGTAATCAGCCATATCCCAGGCCACAGACTTGTTGTATGATTCGTCAACCCCTGATCCCTGGACCTGGATGCCTTGGTAGAGAACGGGGGCCTTCCCTGTGAAATCCCTAAGAACCCTTTTAACGTAATCTTCAACAATTGGAATCGAAACACCAGGTATATCTTGTCTGATGCGTGTTACAAACGGATCAAGGCTTGATGCAACAGTTACAGGCGTAGGCGTATCGCTTCCCTCTGATGCTCCGTCACCGTCCCAAACAGATAACCCTTCACCGTCAGTTACTACCTCTCCACTCCCGTCGAGAAGATCAGACATTAGCTGCACCGTCCCTGTCTTTGATATTTGCCATGGTATCACCCTTCTGCTTCAAACCGAGTGTTTCAAGAAACATGGCCTTGTACATTGCAGCTCTTTCCGGGTCTTCCTTGACTTTGTTGAGCCGGGCCGCAAACATCGTTGCGATAATAAAATATTCGATGGCTGTCGCGTAGATATCATCAAGGGTAATTGTCGATGTTGATGCTTCGAGGTTTGATACTTCGTCACCGGTTACAACAACATCATCTGGAGCTGAGGAATATAAAAGCTCCGCATAAACCGCCGTTGTCCCATGTACAGGTGGGTAAACATAATAGTTGCGCGGGTTGTTCGGGATTTCAATGTAATGGGCGATGTTTGTCGCGGCTGTCGCTGTATGCCAACCTCGCCGCTGGTTCATTTCCTGTTCTGTCACCGCATCTATGATATCCCCAGGTGTATCTCCATCATCACCCATATTCCGAATGAGTTTCATGAATTTAACACCTGAGGCCGGGATTGTCTGCTTTGTGCCAGGTACAAGCTGAACGGATTCGTTCACCGTTGACGCATCTGGACAAATGAGAACAATCTGACGTTGTGCATTGTTCAGTGCCCTTAGTTTATTCCTCCATGGGTAAAGAACATGTGTAGGATCACCAAGCTGGACACCCACATTGTAAAGAATATCCCTTGCATATATTGTTCCCATGGTTTACTCCTCGGCGCCTGATCGTTTCTGCAGATCAAGTATTTGTTCAATAAGAGATTCTTTCTTTTCCCTTTTGTCCAAATCAACCCCATACACATCTTTTGCATACTTTTCAAGTTCTGGCTTTGTTCTTGTTTCAAGAAAATCGCGTGAGACAAGTCCAGCATCATCGATATCGGGAATTTGTGTATTTGTTCCTGAATCTTCACCAAAGTCTGGAATAAATTCCCGCGCGTCTTTACGTGCCGAGAGGGCCTTCGTCCAGATATGGATATGGCCCTTAATTTTCAGGTATCTCTGGCCTTTTATAAATTTAACGTCTGTAGTCATGATCGTTCAGTCCTTTTTATCCTGGATGGCCGGTTTCCCAACCACCCAGGTCAATAGTTATACATTGGCACCATCTATTAAGATGTGTGCGCGCCGGTGTCGATGAGAACCGCCCATACGCGGACATTACCGGATGTCAATGTCCCTGTCAGAGTCGCAACAGTCACATCGAGGGTGTCGGCAGACGGGTAGTATTTCACATTCGTCATGATCGGAACCCCATCAGTTGAGATCTGTGCGGCGTTAAGGCCGTCAACACATGAATCGGCATCGTCACCGTCTCCAAGGTCAAGGGTTAATGTCGTCGAATCTCCCGCCACAATGGGCGTAAGGCCTGCCGCAACCCTGATGCATTTCGCTGGGATTGTTATCCCGTCAAAAACATCGGCGGCAGCGAGTGCTGACCCTTTTGTGACAAGTTCATCCGCAAAGTTGATTGTTTTTTCGATTACGTAAACACCTCTGTTTGCGTAAGCCGGAAGCATGTTACTCATGTTTTTATCTCCTTTGAATTATTAGCCCTTGTAGAAGTAACCATGAACCAGGGCTTCACCCTTGATAACTTCGTACCCGTATACTTGGAGTCCGCGCATAAGATCACCGAAATCGTCCGGGTTTTTCAGGGTTTCGTTTTTTGTCAACTGCGTTGCAAAAGTGATGGCCGATTTATGACCGGCAATGACGTTTGCGACGCTGTTTGATCCGTCAGTCGTGAAGGTCATGTTGTTTGAACGGTAGATTTTGAAGTTATCAATCGACCCGATCATGCCGTTTCTCAAAGGACTTTTCGCATCTCCTGTCAAGGAAACGTCTTTCAGGTCAGATTTTTTGATCAACCCACAAAACACCGTTGGGAGAACGAGCCACCGCCCATCTTCGGGGATGTTCTGTTCACTCAGGATTGACCCCATATCGACAATAACCTCAAGGATATTTGTCTTTGTGACCTCAAGGGGTGTCCCTGTTACGCCCATGTTGTACGATCCTGAAATAGCACCAGCCGTCAACCCTTTGTTGTCGCCGTCAGCATCAGCGTAAACATCTGCCAAAAGTTCACGGTCGATCACGATGCCCAACTGCTTACTAGCGTCATCCGTCCACTTTTCCATATACGGGATATCGGCCTGTTTCTTTTCGACATCGTTCAAGGGAATGGCATAATATTTCCCTTTATCGATGAGAAGCTCAACGGTGCCTCCCTGGGGCTTCGTGTACTGAAGTTTCTGGTCAATTTCGTAGTCACGGATAACGATATCCGGGACAGTACGGATGATAACCTTGTCACCTTTTGATGAAATCTCGCCTTCATAATCCGTGTTGGCGATATCCCCGAAAACGGTGGTCATGTAAAATTTAACGAGTGTTTTTGCGGTCCATACCTCGGGGATGTAATTCCCGGACATGGTGTTTGATCCTGCTGCATACGGGTAAGTCATGTTATTGTCTCCTTTTTAAGACCTTCCGCCGATTCGGTGGACCAGGCGGGGGATGGAATCGGCCACCCCCCCTTGCGCTCGTCAGGCCTGGAAATTATGCTTTCGTTCAATTTCCTGAATTTGCTCAGGCGTGTATTTTCTTGGGTTGTTTTTCACTTCCCTGTAAAAGTTCGATATTTTCTTGCTGTCCCACTTGTCTTTATTTTTGTCTATCGGTACTGACCCAAGGTTTGCTTTTGGCTCTGCGATATCTGCAAGCGTTTTTTTCGGTTGTATTTCCTTTTGTGCTTTCGGCCTTAAATCTGCGAATATCTTGGAAACAGTCGCGCTGTCGTAATTATTCGCCGCATTGTTAAGCAAATCTTGGTATGTGTATTGTTGATACGGCACATTTTCGCTCAATCTTCTGAGAAAAGAAGGATCAGAATTCACGGCTTGCCAATCCGGAACTGCTCTCTCAAGCTGGAAAAGAAATCTTTCCTTTTTGAGGTCCGCCGTGTCCATTTTGATCGTTTGTGTTTCCTGTTCCAGGCGCTTAAACCCTTCGTCGTTTTTCTCAGGTGGTTTTATCTTGCTCGTTATAAGTTTGATAATCCGTTCGCTGATCCCTTCTTCTTCCAGGGCCGCCCTTTCTTCGTCTGTCAACTCGACAACAGATTGTTGTTTTGTTCGCTTTGCCGCTTCAACATCGTCTTGCAATTCCTTGATCTGTCTTACATAACCCTCGCACTTGATTTTCAGGTGACGGTTTTCATTGTCGAGAGATTTATTCAGGCTCGTGAGAGTCTGGTTTTCTCTTGTCAACCGTTCAATTTCGCCTGAATCATCGCTTGGTTCCTTTGGTGTTTCGGTCTCGCCTTCTTCATCTTCAGGTTCTGTCTTCGGCTTGGCAATTTCGTCATTCTCAGGCTGGTCTTCATCGGGATTTTTGCCTTCTTCGCCCGATTCTCCACCCTGATGTTTCTTGAGCATTTCTTCAGCTCTGTCAGCCGCTGCCTGAACTTGTTGAGGTACTGCCATCTGTCTTGCTCCTTTCGGTCTTGCAAATAAAAAAGCCCCGCCGATAAACACAAAATTGTGTCTACCAACGAGGCTTTCGCGTAGTTGGGGTATCACATCAGAGGCGTTATGCGTGTGATGTGACCATTTTTAGTCTGTCCTACTTAGACCGGTTCTCCTCTCCTGACTTTTTCAAGGAGAGCCACCAGGCCTTTAAGCCCTCTTATGATGGCATTTAAAATCTGTTCGTTCGATATTTCAGCCATTATGCCAATACCGCATGACCGTAGGTTCTCAAGATGTATTGTCCAGCCGTGTACGTACCGGCTGTGTCACCTGTGCCTGCGGTCAGATAAAAGTAATGGTTCGCCGTCAATGCAGGGAGAAGATTTTGAATTGTCTGCCCTGCAAGAAGGTCACCGCTGTTACTCAGGTATGTTGTACCACCTGCCCCGTCATATTCAAGGTCTGCCGCCGCCGCCGCAACAACATTAACATCGTTATCGCCTCCGGCAGGTGTTTCCAGGCAAACCAGTTCAACTTTGTAAATAATGCCGTTATTCGCTACAACATTCCGACCGATATAGGCCGCCCCACCAGCAGCAAGGCCAATAACATCGTTTGCCGTGGCCACGCTTGCAAGCCCGGTCAAGTCAAATTTCGTTTCGGTGATGATGGTTCCGTTCTCAACCCGTCTTGACGTTACGGGAGTTAAAGCGGTGCCAATTGCTCCTGCCCCGTGCTCTGCCGTTGCTGTTGTTGCGTTGATGTCTCCTGTGACATCTCCCGTAAGATCTCCTGTGACGTTTCCTGTGACGTTTCCGGTTACATTCCCAGTCAATGCGCCCGAAATTGTGTTGGCTGTCAATGCCCCTACGCTTAATTGCTCATGCCTCATCTTTGCTCCTTTGCCCTTGTCAGGGCGTCTTTTGAATTTTCCATTGCTTTTATGATATCATCGAGGCCCTGACGCGCCCCCTGTCGTTGTCTGAAAATAACGTCGTCCCTTTCTGTCGCGTTTAATGTGTCTATTCGCGCCAGGTTTTCCCTGAGCCAATCATAGACCCATGGTGATTGGTTTTTTAATGATAGAAGGGTTCTTAAAACCTCCTCTTTTTTTCTCGGATCTTTCGGTAATTGAATCACTTAACATTCGTCCTTACAACCCATAAAGGTTTGTGAAAAACAATCTGGCTCTTTTTGATTTCCGGATCGCTGATGAAATATTGAAGCTCATCATCGATGTAAATAAACGTACCTTGGTGTTCTCCCCATGTGTGTTGTTCGATCTTCAGTTTTTTGACCTCCATGATTCGCTGGACGATCTTCTCAGGCATTTTGCCATTAATATGTATTCCTAAATTTGAAAATCCTTTATGAACACACCATGCAATATATTTCATGGCCTCCAACTGGCTTGTGAATTCACGGTCGGATGATTTCGCAATCACCCTCTGAACCATAGTGTCGTGCTGGCCCTCGATTTCTTCGAGTGTTAAATGATCATTTGCCACTAAACCACCCTCACTTCCTGCCCGCCCATACGTTGCCCCCCTGGTTGAGTTTGCGCCGCTTGCTGACCACCCTGCAAAACAGTCATAATTGATTCAACAGGAATACCAAATTGAGCTGATATTAAATTGATGACTTGTACAATTTTCTGTTGGTCTTCCTGCGCGTCGAGGCTGTCTTGTTTCGGAACAATCTTATCCCGGTTCATTTTAAGCTCTCCGGCAACGGATCTAAGTACTTCAGCACGGCCACCTATCCCCATAATCTGTAGGTCAACAGGGTTGTTCGTCATCCCTAAAAATTCTTGCCGCCTTACCTGCAATGTTTCTTTCTGAATCAAATAGTCAGACGCTCTTGCGACAATCTTGATATCACCTTTGGCCTTGTCCGGATCATACATCATGATATGCAGCCATGTTTCTTCAATGGTTTTTACGACTATATCCTTATCGATATTCTTGACGACATCGTTCATGGCCTTTCCTGCCGCGTTCATGAGCATAGAAAGGCCTGAAGCTGTGTTGCCAGCCCCTCCAACACGCGGAGAACCTGACATGTATGTGGGTATCCCTGTGATTTCTGATGCCATGTTGTAAAAATAGTCGTAGACCTTGATCAACACGTCTGCATTACTATCTGCCTGGAACCAGCCCATTGGGACACCGTGTTGCAATTCTTGGGTTGAAAAAGGCCACATTTTTAAAGGGTATTGATCGGTTGGGGTGTCTCCCGCGTCGAATGCGTCAGTGTTGTACCAACCCTGAGGGCCTGCCGCTATACCCATATTAGTGACAAGCGCCCTCACGGTAGCGTTGCATATTTTTTGGATATCTCGGATCACATCGCATAATGAATCGCCCCAAATCGAATCATTATTGTGTGAATATGATGTTGAATAAACACCACGTTTCCCAAGAGGGTGAGGGTTGAGTTTAGCGCTTATAACTACATCACCGATCAGGTAGGCAACAATTTCATACTCATCAAACGGATCTTGTATTATCTCTGGCCCCATCCCCCACTCAAGCAGGTCTATTCCTTGTACTGACCCGAAATATTTAAGGGCGTCAATAGTCCCTATTGAATTAGACTGCCTGTTTTTTTGGTTGTTGATATCTGAAAGTTCGCTATCCGTTGATGTCCAATCAATATAACCTGATCCGTATTTTTCAAGAACAAGATCAATAGATTCTGAGTCAAACCCATCGACGCCCTTGAATGCCTTCAGAGCCTTTCGTGTGAACCGTTTTTTTATAATCAACTCTCCATCGTCACACGAAATAGCCCCTGGAGCAGGATAAACATCAAACGGTGATACGCGATAATATTTTCTCGCTGGTTTGGTTTGGACCGCAGGGTAAGACACCCCCCTATCATCTGCCCAGACAAGCTGGGGCTCATTCTCCACAATCGGGCCTTCCATAAATACTGCTTTATAAGTCCCGAGGTCTTTTATTAGTGATGCCAACGACCTGTACCAACCCGATTCAGTCAATACATCATCAATGTATGACTCTGTTTTTTGAGCTTCTTTCCGCGCTTTTTCCTGTATTTCAGCCCGTTTTTCTTCTTCAAGTTTTTCGACCATTTCAGGCGGGATCTGTGCAGCTTGTTGCACGGGAACACCTGCCTGCACTATCGCAGTGAATCTCTCAACAAGTGTTTTAACTATCTGGTCTTCTTCTTCGGGTTTCAACTCGCTTACAGGTGTTGGGTCAACGGACCATGGCTTTTCGCCTGCCGGTAGCATAATGTCGGTTAGCCAACCTTCCAGCGCTCGGCATTTTATGTCAGTAATACGGATAAAATCCTCTGAACCACCTAATTGCCTTATTTTAGCAATAATATCAGCGTCATATTCACCCTTGCGTTGCCTTATTGCCTGCAACAACTCTGTTTCGATGTCTGATTTTGCGTCTTTATTGCGGTTCCAAGCATCCCGTATTCTTGCCGCAAGAGATGTCATTTGATGCGAATTCTGGACTTGTTCAGCTGGTGGGTTTTCCCGTGCCTGAATCTGATCAACTGTTTCAATGTTTACAAGCCCTTGCTGCATGTCAACTCCATACGTATTCAGAACGTTTTACACGCGGTTTCTGCTTCGGTTTTTCTCTGTCTCTGTAGAATGTAATGGCCAGGGCATCCATACGGTCAGGGGATCGTTTCAACAACTCTTTCATGTCATCTTTCGGCATAACTCGAATTTTCCCTGCAACAACTTCGTATGTGGGGCACCGTAACTCCTCGTCGAGCATTTCATCAGGTGGAATCATTGCACCAGGATCAGCCCTTAACCATTCTCGAAGAGACCAAAGGAGTTGGTCGCGCATGATCTTGAATTCGCCCATTTCGGTCTGAATTGTCGGTGATGATGCTACTTTGACCGAAAATGAGTTGCACTTCAACCGGCGCATATGAGGCGCAATACCTGCACCGACACCTGTCCCATCTATATTCGCACGCTCACAGTTTTTCTTTTTGTAGAATTCAGTTGCTCTGTCCCCTGTTTGGACTAAATCCAGGCCAGACCAAACATTATTACCCTCTGTGAACCTCTCAACAAAACCACCCCATCTAAAGGCGGCAACGTTGCTGTCTCCATCCACATCGCCTTCGGCAACGTCAAGGCCCATTATACATCTCGCTTGGGCAGGT